ATTTAAAAGAGGCCATAGATAAAAGAGTCATAAGAATTTATCATCGGCCAACAGTTAATGAGATGTTTTCATTCATTGTTAATCAAACTTCTAGTAGCTGGAAAGCTCAAGCTGAAAGTGGTGCTCATGATGATTTGATTATGGCGCTGGCTATTGCTTGGCAGCTATATCAAAGTGAGTCACCACCCAAAGACCCAATACAAGTTCAAGCAGAATTTCCAGATGAACAATTATTTAATGAAGGAGGATTTTATTAATGACGAATACAAAAATACCTCAGCAAAATTTACAAGCATTAGTAGATATTGCTCAAAAGGTTAATGAAATTAAGTTTGGACAAATTACATTTACAACAAGGGTGCACAATAAAAAAATAACTGATATAACCTTCCAGGAGTTTCGCCGGATAAGATACCCAGAATTTGACAACAAAGAAGATAAGTAGTATAAAATATAATTATAGGGTAACCTATAAGTAGGCCGACCTACACGTTTCCAAGAAATCGGAGCTAGGACGCCTTTCATCTTAATTGATGGAGGGCGTTTTTTTATGGCTAATTAACCAAAGCGTACATGGCAAAAAAGAAACAATCCTCAAAAAAAGATTCTTCATTAATTAAAGACACCCAACTCTATCAGGAACTAACTTCTCACTTTAGCGACTCGGATAAGTATGTCCAGACTGTTAGAGACAGTTGGGATGAAAAAGAAGGCTTATTAGTTGGAGCTCTAAAAGATAATCTTTCCCAGACCACCAAGTCTCAAGTTTCAGATCCAAGATTGTCAACCATTGTGCTTGAGCGAGCTGCAAGAGTTATGGGTCAGCTGCCAACAGGTAAAACCCTGGCAGTTTCTAAAGATGATAAGGGTAAGAACACTCTGATGAACCTGATTTTAGATAAGTATGCTATCCCCAATGCCAACAGCCAGTTTGATTATTTAACTAAATCAAGACTGCTAGACGTATATTCACTCGTGTATGGAGTAATGTTTGCGATGGTTGATTGGCGAGTAGATGAGAAGCAAGGCTACATTGGACCGGATTTTTGGATTATTCCAATCAGAGATGCTTTTCCTCAAGCTGGTGCTATCAGTATTGATGAATGCGAGCGGTTTCAAGTTAGAAATATGGTGACTAAGAAGTGGTTAGAGGAAAGAGATGAAAAGGTTTGGACTGGTTTAAGTAAGATTAAGGATGAGCTTAAAAACATGAAGGGTAAGAGTAGAGCTGATATGGATTCTAAATATCAGTCTCATCAAGAATCAACCAATTTTCCTGATAACCAAGCTGGTGAGATTGAACTGAGAACTGAGTATAGAACTTATGGTGGATTTGAGGATAAAGGGGAATGGATAACCTATTCTCCTGATTTTAATAATGTAATTTTAAGAAGAATTGACAACCCTCACAAAGACGGACAGTTACCTATTGTTGCTAAATACGCTTTCCCATTAATTGACTCAATCTTTGGTTTGGGTGAGTTTGAGCGAGGTAAGACTATCCAGTATGCGATTAACTCATTGATTAATCTTTATTTAGATGGGGTTAAGATGAGTATTTTCCCACCAATGTTGATTAACCCGGATGGGGTTGTGCCTTCTTCAATTAAGTTCCAACCAGCAAGCAAGTGGCTTCAAACTAAACCCGGTAGTATTGACCAACTAAGAATCAACCCTCAGGGATTAGCCACTTTCCAGTCAACTTATTCATTTTTAATTGCAGCCCTTATGAATCAAGCGGGTACAACTGATACCACAGTTTCCCAAGGTACAGATCCGGGATTGGGTAAAACTCCAGAGGCACTCAAACAATTAGCCCAAAGAGAATCCTCAAGAGATAACTGGGATAGATTCATGATGGAGAAAACTCAGGAAGCTATTTTAGAAAAGTTTGCAAATCTTATAGCTTCTAAACAAGAAAAACCAATTAAACTGCGACTGTTTACTGATGAAATTGAGGAGATAGCACAACAATATCCGGATGTTATGGAATTGGTTGGTGACTATGAAAACTCTGAGCGGGTTGAGTTGACTGCAAATGTTAATCTTTTTAAGGATGGGGACGCTCCTATCCATTTTGATTATCAGATTGTTTCTGGTTCAACCGCTAGAATTGATGAAGAAGCACAACTGCAAAATTTGTCTAATTTGCTTCAGATGTTTGTTAAAAATCCCGGACTAATTCAAGCAATAAGAGAGGGTGATAAGGATATAAATTTTGCTGAGCTTATCACTAGATTTATCTCATCATCTGGCATTCAAGATTGGGACAAGATTATTGTTGATTATGTCCCCCCAAATCCCCAGGGAGGGGTTTCTCCCAATCAGCCTGGTCAACAAATGCCCCCAACCCAGGCTATGGGTCAACCACAAATGAGTCCTGAGCAAGTAATGGGTCAACTTCAAGATCCTCAGCTTCAACAATTTGCTCAACAAATATTAGGAAATATGGGTCAAATCCCACCACAGGAGGAAAATGTCTACTGACGCTATTACACCATCCAGAAGCGCCATTTTAAAACTGGCTAAAGAAGGTCAAGAAATTGAAAAGAAAATAGAACATCCTGATGATATTTATTTGCATGAATTAGCCCAAAATGATGGTTGGAAAGTGCTTAAACAACACATTGAACGACGGATAGAGGCTTTAAAACCTCATTTTGATTTTGAATCAAGTGATGATGAGATGCTGCTTAAATCTTATGGACTTAAATCATTGCTATATGACATTGTGAGTGAACAACTTAATGGAGTAATTAAAAAAGTGGAAACAACATCCGATGTCATTAGTGAACAAAAAGGAAAATGAAGAGCCGGAGGGAGAGGTAATTGATACCTCTCAACCTGAATATGAGTTTAATCCGGGTCTTAAGGGACATGATTGGAGACAACAAGGACCGTTTCTTATTTGTCAATCATGCGAGTTAAAACACAGTGTGTATATCGGAGTGGATAAACAGTTAATGGGTATAGATGAAGAAGGAATGCCAATTATTAAAAAGCGATGAGTATTACTCAAGGGTGATATTCATAGCTGTTTAATACAGCCATGGCTGAGCAGCCTGCAGCCTGAAAATAGCCAACGTTAGTGGCGTGTACGAAAGGAGATCGGAATGGCAGACGATCAAGAGGTAAAAAGCGGAGGAGAAACCGCTAGTGAGCCCTCAGAGACTTCGAACCAAACGACCTCACAGGAGGTGGATCAGACGCAGGATCTTGGATCTGATCAATCTCAAGAAACTGCAGACGAACAAACGTCCAGTGATGGTGAGGCTCTAGTCAAATCAGAGCGTGGACAAAAAAGGATTCAAGAATTAGCCAATAAAGCTAATGCGGCTAAAGAGCTAGAGAGTGAAAACCAGAAACTTAGGGAGATGGTTACTCCACAGGAAGAAACCGAGGCGGTTAGCCAACAAAATACACTTCCTCCCTGGATGCAATATGATCCCTATAAGAATCTGGGCGGTGAGATTACCAAAGATCAGCTTAAACAACTAGTTCAATCTGAAGCTAGGCAAATGTCTCAGCTTGAGGTTGAGCGGTTTAAGCGACAGGTAAAGCGGGAACAAAACTTTGAGAACGACTTGTCGTACTTAGAGAAAAAGTATCCTGAACTCAATGAAATTCAAGATAAACGCTTGAAAAAATCACTCGATATTGCCAAGCGCAATTATCAACTAGCCCTCAGAGCTAATCCTGATGCCCGGCTTAAAGACTTTGTAGAGCCAATCATGGAAGCAAGGGTGGGGGGTCAAGACTTAGGTCGTGAAACCGCCTCAGCCAAATTAGCTCAGCAAAATCAAGAAACTGCGGTCAAGACTTCTGCACAAACCAAAGACTCTACTTCAATTGAGGATTTGAGAAAAGAAATGTGGAAGAATCCAGGCCGAGTAGCAAAGATTTTAGAAGAGCAGCTTCCATCTGATTAGCAATTAATTGGAGGGAGAAAATATGGCAGCAGAAACCACTTCAACCCTTTCTAATGAAATGATGACTTATTATGAGTCAAAGTTCTTAGAAAGAGCAAAACACCTACTGGTTCATGAAGATGGTGCTACCAAAAATACCCATGCTAAAGGACAAGGTAAAAACATTTTATTTAATCGTTACAGTCCTTTGGCTACCGCTACCACGCCTTTGACAGAAGGCTCTAATCCATCTGAGGTGTCAATCTCCTCAAGTACGGTTACAGCTTCGCTGCAAGAATATGGGAATGTGGTTAAAATCTCAAAACTAATCAAACTAACGTCTATTGATAAAGACGCTAGGGAGAAAGTTGAGTTAATGGGACAGAACATGGGTGAAACTCTTGATGAGTTAGCTCGTGATGCTCTGTATTCTGGTGCAACCGCTCAATTAGCCAGTGGAGCAAGTGCTGTATCTGACCTTGCTACATCCGACACAATGGATGCAGATGAGGCTAGAAAAGCTGTTAGATATTTGGAAAGCCAAAAAGCTCTTAAATTCGGAGACGGATTTTACAAGGGCATTGTTGGTCCTTACACCAAATACGATCTAATTGGTGACAACACTTGGGTTAATGCTAAAACCTACTCTGATGTCAAGGATTTATACCGGGGTGAAATTGGTGAGTTATACGGAGTTCGCTTCGCACTAACCACTAATCAAAAGAGCGAAAGCTCTACCGCCACTGTATATTCCAACTTCATAATGGGTGATAAGGCCTTCGGGACTTATGACTTAGAAGGGGACATGCCTAAACTTTACATTAAAGTTCCAGGCAAGCAGGACACAAGCAACCCAACAGACCGATACTCAACCATTGGTTGGGCTGGAACTTATGTTGCACGGGTTCTCATAAGTACCTGGTGTGTTAATGTCAAAACGGGAGCAACAGCTTAATAGTTTAACTATTTGGCTTATAGAGGGGCTGATTAACTTCGGCCCCTCACTTAAGGTAAATATGAAAACAACTAGATACCACGACCTAGCTTTTTTAGAAACAGCTAGAGATAAGACTGATTCAGAAAAGTTAAAACGCAAGCTAGATGCTCTACTGATAGATGTATATGAACAGTCAAAAGATGGATTTTTAGAGAAGGCAAGAGTCAAACTAGAGGGGTTGATTAAAAGGAAGCTAACTACTACTGATAAGTTTGAGAATGCCAAGATTGACGCTCAAGTTAAAAAGTTAAGAGAGCGGGTTGAGGCTTATGCCAAGAGTCCAGCTTATATTAACAGACAACTTAAAAAAATTAACAAAGTCAGCTCCAAGGAAGCTGAGGTTAAATATAAAAAATTAACAAGGAGGAACTAATGCAAGTTAGTATGAATTTAAAAATTAATCAATTGAGAAAGATCGCTGGTGATATGGGCTTATCGGCTGGTGGATCTAAAGAAGAGCTAGTTGAAAGAATTAACAACGCTCAATCTCAACCAGCAACTCCTAATGATCACTTTAGAACAGAAATTGCTAGGGTAGCGGATATCTTAGTTGATTATCCAGAAGCAATTACAGTTAGATTAAGCAAAGTGAGTGGTAGGCATGTTTATCAATTTGCCGATCAGTCACAAGCAGGAACACAGGCTAGAGAAAAAATAAGTGAAATTTTAGG